TTGCGGATATCTAAGATATTATCTAAGCCTACCTGGGGCTGAGTCTTAACTTCGCGATCGCCTGTAACAACTGTGCTTTCAACTAAAGTTTCTTTTGCAGATTCTTTTTTCTTTACAGCGCCTTCCATTACGGCGGGTAGGTATTTGTCAAATGCTGTAGCTAATTTAGATGTTTGTACACCTTCTAATAGACTACGCATTAATTCTCTTTTGTCAGCACCTAATGGAGCTAACATCTCACTCAATAAAGCTTTACGCTCTGCTGAATCTTTTGCAACGCGAATTTCGCGTTCTTTTGATTCAACAAGAGTTTCTTTCTCTTGTAAAGCTGCTTTTGCTTCTGAAAGTGCTAGATCTTTCTTTTCAATAATCTTTAACAATTTACTTGTTTCAGATTTTTCGTTAAGATAAGATGTAGAATATTCAGTTGCAAACGCTTCAAATAAACGACGACCGAAATCGTTGTTTCGAGCACTAGAAATATCTTCTTTCAATTGTTTAATTTCAGATTTTAATTTCTTATTAACTGTGCTTTCAACGACTGCAGCACTTCGTTTAATGAATTTCTCTTTAATATCATCAAACTTAGCTTTAGCTTCTCTCATCAATTTAACTTTTGTAGCAGCTAAATCTTTTTTATCCTGAGAAAACTCAGTAATTTCTTTCGCTAATGCATGTACAATGAAATTTTCTAATTTAGAAAAGTTTTCAGCAACTTTCTTGCGATCATTCTGGAACTCTACTAATTCTTTTCCTAGCTGATGCATGATAAAAGATTCTAAAACTTTAGCATCTTTTTTCATTTTGCTTTCATAAGCAACCCGAGCGTTAACTAATGATTTCTTATCTTCAGCAAATTCAGCAATTTCTGCGGCCAATCTCTCGCTTAACATGCGATCAATTGCTTCGACCATTACACCCTTATCGTGTGTGTATTTCTGAGCAAATTCTTCGCGTAGTTCGGCGGTGATCTGATCGCGATTCTCTTGAATCTTAGCAGCAAAAGCAGATTCAACCATTGATTTAGTCTCTTCTGTCATTACGCCGGATTCTACTAATTGTTTGAATGCGTCCAACATCACATCTCCCTTTAAGGTTATTTCAAACCTTTAATAATATTCAGCATCGCCTCACGGAGATACTGTTGAGTCTTTGGATCTTGTTTGGTTTCTTGCGCCACCCTATATGCTCTATTTCCACCTCTTGCGTTCATTAAGTGTTCATAGACCGGTGTAGGATAAGCTCCCGGCGCAGAAGGTTGAGCAACAATATCTACCGTAATAATTTCAAAATCAGCTACTTCGCCAGTTCTTTCATCAACGTTGCCGCTGCCTCTACTACTGACACCAAGTTTTACACCACTTTCAAGCATAGTACGTATTAAATTGCCCATCGGAGTGGGAAGAATTTTCATCTTCCCATATCCGTTAGGACCGTCCATCCACATATTGGTTATCATGTGACTAACACGGTCTAGATTTACTTTGAGATCATCTGGATGATCTACCTCACCTAATACAGAATATCCATTTTGAATTTGATCATTCAGAGTCTTGACAGCATTGGTAATTTCGCTGACCGGATAAACCCGCTGGTTTGCGTTGCGAATACCACCTTGGATGGCAATACCTTTAAGATAAAGGTTTTTCCCTCCTTTTTCATCTGACTCAAATAATTCTACTTGAGCTTGATCAAAACTTAAATGTTCTCTTAGATAAGCTAGTTTCATCTGTTTCTCTTAGCGATTTGGTAAAACGTCCCTTTTATTCACACTGCTTTCGCCTTTTCTATGAACTTTAGCAGGATGTTTATAACCTTTTGTTTCTTTACCGTCGACGTTCTGATCTACACTATCTGTAAATTTGCCTTTAACATTACCAACTAATCCGCTAGTTTTGCCATGTGGCTTAGTTCCGTCTTCGTCGCCTTCCATATTGTTCTGTGCAATATTTTTAGCATTTGCTTTGGTATTAATTCCAGGGCCGCCTGTTGCAATAGAAGATTTTTTATGTACGCTACCTTCTTCTCCTGGGCTCCCGGCAGTATAATCTTTACCTTTACGAACAACTTTGTTATATTCTCTTAGAAAACTTTCGTCGAGATTCATGCCGTCGCCTTCATCTTCTTCGTCGTTTTCTTCTTCATCATCTTCTTCATCTTCATCTTCACTGTCAAAATCAAAGTCGTTGTCGTCTTCTTCGCTATCGTCAAAGCCGTCATCATCACCCATGTCTACTTCAGCACCGGGATGATCGCCTAAAGCACTAAGAATTTCTGCTTTGAAATCTTCAAGATCGCCCTTGGTAACAGGAGCATCTTCATCGCCTTCCATGCCCATATCATGGTCGCCCATACCCATATCATGGTCGCCCATGTCGTCATCTTTATCCATATCAAATGTACCAGGTGCATCGTGATCAACTACGTCGTCTTCGAAATCATCGGTTGAATCACCACCAATTTCGTAAACGCTCTCATCGTCCATCATAGATTCGTCCATTGACTCATCTTCTTCATCTTCTTCACGTGCTTCGTCCATTGACTCATCTTCTTCATCTTCTTCACGTGCTTCGTCCATTGACTCATCTTCTTCATCTTCTTCATCTTCTTCACGTGCTTCGTCCATTGACTCGTCATCTTCTGATTCTTCAGAAATTAAATTTTCATAAATTGTTCGTGATTTTTCAACAACAATTTCATGGAAAAGCTCATTGGCTTTGTCCATCTCTTCGTTAACTAGATAGTCTAGTAACTTTTCAAATTTGTTAGACATTGCGGGTTCTCCTTATTATTAAAATTCGGCAAGGCTGTCGAGTAATATTTACAGCCATTGTAGAATACTTATACAAAATAGGCCAAAAACGGTCTATTTTGGAAAAATTTTATATTGGAGAGGCTTCTTGTTTAGGCGCGTACATTTTTTTTACTATTTCCAACTCTGCTCGAGTTTCTTGTTGCCTCGAATCGCCTTCTTTTCTTAGACTATTTAACATTCCTAAAGTAAGCCTACTCTTTCGAGTATCTTTTAAATTGATTACACTAGAATCATGATCTGGATCATAACGATCCTTATTACGCATTTCTGCATCTTTTTGATTAAAATATATAAACTCAGTTAATAACATATTATTATTTACCAATTATGCTGGAGGACTTGCTCCCCCAGAAGGCGTCGGTGCTGCTGCCGGAGCTCCTGTTGGTTGTCCTCCTACCGGAGAATTTCCTGGAGTTTCAGCGCTACCAGTTTGCAACGCTTCGCTGCCGATATCACTTTGCCCTAATGAAGATATATCGCTGCTGAGTCCTGAACTAGTAATACCTGCAGAACGCATTTCTCCCTGTGCATTAGATGTAGGGTCAGTATCAACGTTTTCTTCTTTCCATAATTGTTCGTTTTCTGCCATTTCTTCAGCTGTTAACCCTAAGAAACGTTTAAGAGCAAATCTTTTACTTAAATATGGAACTTCTGATATGCTGCCAAATGTACTAACTCTAGCCTGATCCATTTCCGCTTGGCGATGAGACGCAAAATTTTGAGGAGGATTAAATTTAACATCAAATAAATTCGGATCAATGTTTATACCTTTATTATATAGATAAACTTTAAACTCTGTATCAAACGGTTCATTAATTAAACTTTGTAGGCGTTCGCAATAGTTATTAAACCTTAGTTCTTGGATATATGCAGTTCCTACCCTTCCGTCTGTAAACGCGGCTTGACTGTCATCTACTCCAGTAGGTAGATAACTACTAGGAATACGTAGAGCACGCATTAATTTCTGTGTAAAAAAGAGTAGATCGCTAATTTCTCCTAAATTAGTACCTCCTGGCAAGATTTCTACTTTAGAACCTCGTCCTTCTGCAGTTTGAGGAAAGAAATAGTCTTCGTTAATACTTAAAGGGTTATAGCTAGCATCAATAATGCTTTGTCCGCCGCCAGTTACTGACGGAATTCTACGCTGATTTACTTCATTTTTAACACGTTCAACAAAACTCATAGCTAAGTGGCTAGGCATATTGCCTACGTCGATATAAAATACACGACGTTCTGGTGCACGCTGTACACGATAGATAATAATTGCATCTTCTAACAATTCTTTTTGTTTATAAACCTTAAAAATTGTCTCCATTAAGCTGTTGCCAAATGGAAAATTATTATCTAAACCTTCGCTTAAGCTAAGATGTATTACATGTTTCGCATCAATTGCCCATTGATTTTGGTTTTGTGTAAAGCGACTGCCGGTAGCCTGCGGGTAGGCTCCGACCATTCCTCTTTGCTGTGCACCTCCGGTAACATAAGCTGTGCCACCAGGTGTAGAGTTTTGATTAGTTGGATTAATTTGTGTAACTGTTAAATTTTGAAAATTAATATTTAGATCACGAATAACATATTGTTCTGGTTCTTTCCCGTCGCTTTCGTTAACAATAATTTTATCAACTTTACTAGGATCTATATAAAACCACGATTGAGTTTCTGGATCTCTTACAAAAAAACAGTCACCATATTTGAATGTATTGCGTACAATCTTAAAAATACGTGTTCCAAACTTGTTCAGTTTAGTCCATTGCTGCATGTATTTTTTAATAATTTTAACTTCTGTAGTGGTAGCTTGATCTTTAAAAAAAACTTGGAATGGAGTGCCATTTTCTTCATTCATCTGAGTACAGAATTCTGCTAGAATATCAAATGCAGCATTTACTTCTGGATCCATATCCATAGTGTCATATTGCGCATACCGTTCTAATCTATTTGGATGGCCGCTATAAACATCAGGCAAATAAGAACTATAATTTGTACGTGTAGGGTTAGCTCGTCCGCCTTGGCTTAGAGGACTCATAACTCCAGTTGATACAGGTGTAAAATATCTACGCCAACTCATATAGCTGATCCTTTATTATTTTGTTTTTTCATATATGCTTCTCTTCTTGCAGAACTCCAAGGTTTACCTTTATGAGCAAACGGTTTTTCTTTAATTTTTTCTAATCGTTTTTTTCGATATTCAGGATCTGCCCATAATGCTTTGACTGCATTCTTGATATTTTCTGCATGTTTTTTAGATTTAGGAGCTTGGTACTTTTTTATCATTTCCGGAGAATAAGTTTTTCCTTTATTTTTTTCAGAAATTCTTTTTTTAGTTTTTTCGCTGTGCTGCCACCCAGATTGTGCTACCCAGCGAGATATTTTTATATTATCTAATATCCCGCCATCGATTTTTCTACCATATTGTTTAATTAATTTAATTTCAAGATCAAACGCTTCTTTTTCGGTTAATCCGTTTACTATAATCTGTCTACGATCTTTTGGTGGTAATTCAATCCAAGGAGAATGCGATTCATTTATACGATTATTACTTTCTTTACCAATATAATAAGGAATTTTGTCTTCATTTAGATATTGATATACATAAAATTTAGGTTCGTTTGTTGTATATCTCATATTAATTTGCCCAATTGTTATTATTCAGTTTTTTAACTGCATCTCCAGTTCGTTTGCTGTGTCCTGCTATTTCATTCAACACATCAAGCATGCCTTTTGATGTGTTATTTAACTCTTTTACAGCGTCATACAATGAAACTTGTGTCCCGCCGCCACTAACTGCAGCAGATGGAGTAGCGGAACTCGTTGGGCTCAGAACATCCGTAACTTTACTTACTAGGCCAAATATCCCTGCAGATATACTTGCTCCAATACCAGGAGTATTATCTTTAATAGACTTCATTGCTCCAGCAACTCTTTCTAATTTAGTAGGGTCTACTGCTGCTAATTTGGTCAATCCATTTGCCATTAGGTTTATTGCTAATACAGCAGGCATTCCTGCGATTCCAAAAGGTATAAATGACATTAGACCTAATCCTAAGATTCCTAAACCTGCTCCTACTTTCTTCAAATTATCACCGTTAACTTCTGAAAATTTCTTCAACCCTTCAGCTAAAGTAGGTAATGCTTTGCCCATTATCCATGAGGCTGCTGCAATACCTGCTCCAATACCTGCAATTATAATTGCAATCGACCCTGCTAATATAGTAGCACCTAATAAAATCATAGGATTAGCGAACGATTGGAGCCCTTTTGCTAATCCTGACAATACATTTCCAGCACCAGGACCTACTTTTTCTACTTCTCCTAATACCCCACCAGCTCCTCCTGCAGCTCCTCCACCTCCACCCAAAACCTTGCTAGCTGCACCGCTAGCAAATCCTGCAGCACCTTTCATCCGTTGATATGCTTTCCACGCAATCATCGCTGCTATAATATCTCCTGGGATACCTTTTAGCGCATTGTTTAATTTGGTAAACCCTTCTAATAGATAGTTAATAGGTTTTAATAAAAATGTAACTGTAGGAGCAAGTACATTATTAAAATTTGCAGCTAAATCTTGCATAGCTTTTGAACTTTGTGAAGCAGCGGCAGCTTGACTCTTTGCTTGTTCGCTTTGAGTAGCGGTGATCTCACTCATAGTTTGGTTGAAATCTTGGCCTTTTTTATCCATCATTGTTTCAACACCAATTAACGAATTCATCAATTCCGAAATTTTTCCTCCGCCCATAGCAATAGCATCACCATTAACAGCCATTGCTTTAGCGGTTTTTTGTGCAGCAGTCATTCCTTCACCAAATTTACTCATAACTTGATCTTGAGTAGTGCCATGTTGCATGGCCATTTGTGTCATGTCATTGAAGCTATTTGCTGTTTCTCCTGCTACGCCTTGCAACTGTCTAGCCGCTTCAGTCATCGGAGGCAGACCTAAAGCAGTGGACATCACTAATTCGTCTGCACCTTTTATACCACTAGCTATTGCAGCTTTTCTAGCTAGCTCTAATTTAGCTCTTTCAGCCTCGTCTAGACTGGCTAATTTTCGCTGATAAGCCTTATTCATTTCGGCTTTCTTGTCAGCTTCCTCTAATTCTTTTCTGCTTTTACCGGTATATTGAGTTAATTTGTCTAAATTTGTTATATATTCTGCGGCTGCACCAGTAATAGCTTTAGTATTTGCTAATTCCTCTTTGGTTCTTCCACCGGTAGCTGCAATATACCCAGCTAATTCTCTGTTAAGATCTTCAGTAGTTAACCCTAAACTTAATAATCCTTGTCCAGCAGGGCCATCGATTAAATTATGAGATAATGCTGTAAAAGATTTTACACCATCATTAACAGTATGCCCCATTTTAGAAAATGCTTCAGTATTTTGATTTACAAGTTGTGCAAATTGTTCTAAAGATAGATAACTTTGCGCAGCAGCAATTCGCATATCACTTAGATTACCTGCAAAATTAGCTCCTGAAGCAGTAATTTTTTGATAAGTGCTTAGATATTCTTCCTGAACAGCTAATAATTTTGAAGTGACTAAAGATAATAGTCCGAAATTTCCAGGAAGTCTACCTAATTCAGCAAATAAACTGCTAGCGGTAGCTGTTCCGGAAGTAAACTGTTTAACGTAAAGATTAAATGATTCAACAAAAGATTTACGTAAGTTTATTAAATCTTCTCTTGTTTTAGTGAATTCTGTCCCGGTTTTTTCAGCTTCGTCGCCGACTTCGCCTAATTGTTTTTCAACATCGTCGGTATCGAGCTTGACTTTTTCAGCAATCTTCTTGAGTGTAGATGCATCACCTGAGTTTTTAGCTAAAAATGCCTGTAATAATGCTTTTAATGTAGCTTCTGTTGCTGCATTTTCTAAAACAACATTTTGATCACCAATCGAGCCGGTTACATTTGCCATTACAAGGCCTCAGTTATCTGCGTATATAAATAATATTCGCGTTATAATTATTTATCGGAGTTTAAAATATGCAGATTCCTACACAAAAACCTAATCCGTTAATGGGGTTAATGAGACAGCCTAAAATTTATATTACATTACCTAGTCAAGGTAAATTTTGGCCAGAAGGGGCACTAATACCTACTGCAACAAATGAATACCCAGTATACTCAATGACTGCTAGAGATGAATTGATATTAAAAACTCCCGACGCATTACTTAACGGACAGGCTGTAGTTGATGTTATCCAAAGTTGCGTTCCTAATATTATTGATGCCTGGCAATGTCCCCAAACCGATGTTGATGCTATATTAATTGCTATTAGACTAGCAACTTATGGTGAAAATATGGATACTAATGTAACAATTAAAGGAGTAGAAGCTACATATTCTATAGATCTTAAAGATGTTCTTTCTCAATTGATGTCGTCTCCTCAATGGGAAGATAGAATCGAAGTAGCTCCTAATCTTATTATATATGTAAAGCCTTTAAACTATCGAGAAATATCAAAAGCCAGTGCAGAAACATTTGAAACACAACGAATTATTAATATAGTTAACGACGAATCTCTTGAAGAAGATAAAAAATTAGAGATTTTTACACAAAGCTTTAATAAATTAACAAAAATGACCTTAGATATTGTAACAGATACTGTATATAGAATCGATACTACCGCAGGAACTGTAACAGAAAAAGAATTTATTGTAGAATTTATGAATAATTGTGATAAAACAGTTTTCAACGCGGTTAAAACTCATTTAGATAAGCTTAAAGATATAATTGCAATTAAACCTATGCGTGTTAAAGCTACAGAAGAAATGGTCGCAGCCGGCTCGGCCGAAGAAGTTGAGGTTCCTTTAGTATTCGATCCTTCAACTTTTTTCGGGTAAGGCTTTTGTCTCTCAATCTAGAAGAAATATCTCAGCTAATTCTAGATATGGAAAATGAAACAAAAGCCATTAAAGACGAACTTTATAAAATATGCTGGTTTATGAGGGGCGGAGTTACTATCTCTGAAGCTTATCTAATGGACTACGATGATAGAAAAATTGTAGGTAAAATAATTGAAAATAATTTAGAAACAACAAAAACCAGCGGATTACCGTTTTTTTAACGTTTTGATAAAAGTTTAGCTAGTCGAATCACGTCTTCAACTGATTCTGCTGTTGGAATAGACTGCTGAGGAGCTTGCCATACTCCTAATTTATTAGCACTATATCCTGCTTTAGTAGCATTTTCTTCTTTTTCTTTAAACCAATTAACATTATTATTGGCTTTTTCTTTTTCTGAATTCCACTCATTAGCACCTTGCGGAGTAATAGGAACATTATGTGTACTATCAAAGTCCGATCCTACTAAGTTAGGAAAAGGTGTATTCTTTGTTCCGCCAACAGCGGGCGGGGTTTTAGGAGCGCCACCTCCTGTAGTAGTGGTTCCACCTGTTTTACCTGTAGTAGCCCCAGTGCTGCCACCTCCTGTAGTAGTGGTTCCACCTGTTTTACCTGTAGTAGCCCCAGTGCTGCCACCTCCTGTAGTAGTGGTTCCACCTGTAGTAGCTCCAGTAGCACCTTGTTGAGCATTGCGAATTTGTCCTACACTCATGCCTGCAGCACCTGCTACATTTCTCGCAGCGGCAGCACTAGATGCGCTTTTAGCTCGATTATATGCTAATCCTGCACCCTGGGCTGCACCTTGCACACCACCGACAACTTTTCCTGCAACATTTGCAAGCGCTCCGGTCGCTTTACTTAATATTCCTGCTTTAGGCATTGTAAGCCCGGCAGGTGTTGTTTGATTTGCTTGGGCAGGTGTTGTTTGATTTGCT